CGGTTTGCGCGCTGAGCAGCGTCGGCGCCTTGCGGCCCGGAATCAGCGCGGTGGTGATAACGATGTCCGCCTGCTTGGCGCGTTCGTGCACGGCCGCGGCCTGGCGCTGCATCCAGCTGGCCGGCATCGGGCGAGCGTAACCGCCGACACCGACGGCGCATTCGCGCTCTTCATCGGTCTCGTAGGGCACGTCGACGAACTTGGCGCCGAGGGATTCGATCTGCTCTTTTACCGCAGGACGCACGTCAGACGCTTCGATCACCGCCCCCAGGCGCTTGGCGGTAGCGATGGCCTGCAAACCGGCCACACCGGCACCCAGAATCAGCACGCGCGCCGCTTTCACGGTGCCCGCAGCGGTCATCAGCATCGGCATGAAACGCGGGTAGTAGTGCGCGGCCAGCAACACGGCTTTATAGCCGGCGATGTTGGCTTGCGACGACAGTACGTCCAGGCTCTGGGCGCGGGAGGTGCGCGGCGCGGCTTCCAGGGCAAAGGCGGTAATGCCGCATTCGGCCATTTTGGCGATGGTTTCATTGCTGAACGGATTGAGCATGCCCACCACTACGGTGCCGCTTTTGATCAGGGCGAGCTCGCTGTCGCTGGGCGCGACCACCTTCAGAATCAGCTCGGCAGCAAACGCATCGTTGGCGCTGCCAATGCTTGCGCCTGCCGCTTCATAGGCACTGTCGACAACGCTGGCATTAATGCCGGCGCCGCTTTGTACAGTGACCTTATGGCCCTGGCCGATCAGCTTCTTGATGGTTTCCGGGGTTGCAGCAACCCGTGTTTCACCGGTCTGGGTTTCGAGAGGAACACCAATGTGCACGTCAAATCTCCTGCGTGATCTTATTGAGTAAACCCATGCACTACGGATGAATGGGGTGGCAGGGACGTCCTGTCAGCACGATTGCGCCAAGTCGAAACGATCAATCATTCGAACACTGGCAAAAGTCGATTCGTTTCGTGCCTGGTCGAGCGCTGTCAGTGGTTTAGTTGATGACTGCTGCGTAGTCGCAAGCGTTGCCGGTTTGCGACTCATGTCAGAGCCGGAACGCTCGTCGCTTGGTGGAACACCAAAGTACTCGCGATAGCACTTGGAAAAGTGTGGTGTGGACACGAAACCGCATACATACGCCAGCTCAATGATCGACAATGATGTTTGCTTAAGCAGTTGTCGCGCTCGAATAAGACGTAACCTTAAGTAGTAGCGTGACGGCGTACAGTGAAGGTATTTCTGAAATAGCCGTTCTAGCTGTCGACGTGACAGATCCACGTATTCTGCAAGGTTATCCAGGTCGATCGGTTCCTCGAGATTGGCTTCCATCAACGCGACGATCTCCTGCAACTTAGGCTGATGAGTTCCCAGCACATGCCTGAGCGGAACCCGCTGATGGTCCTGTTCGTTGCGTATGCGCTCGTAAACAAACATCTCAGAGATGGCTGCGGATAATTCACGACCATGATCGCGACCAATCAGGTGCAGCATCATGTCCAGCGGCGCTGTTCCCCCGGAGCTTGTGAATCGGTTTCGGTCCAGGGTGAAGAGGCTCGCGCTGATGCTGACTCGTGGGAAAGCCTCCTGCATGGCGGCCAAAAATTCCCAATGCACGCTGCACTCGTAGCCGTCGAGCAGCCCGGCTTTGGCGAGCGCCCAGCTACCGGTGCACACACCTCCCAACCGTCTGGATTGACGCGCCAATGCTTGCAGCCAGGTAATGTGCTCGCGGGTAATCACGTTCTGGATTCCAACACCACCGCACACGATTACAGTGTCCGCCACTAATGGATTGTTCCACGAAGCATCCGGAGTGATCGGCACGCCGTCACTGGCCCAGACAGGCTCTCCATCGGGGCTGAACGTATGCCAGCGATATAGCTCTCGTCCCGACAACTGATTGGCCATGCGCAGTGGCTCTACTGCGGACGCCAGGGAAATAAGTGTGAATTTATCCAGCAGCAGAAAACCAACGGATTGAGTCGTACCGTCGGACACGGTGGAGTTCGATGACATCGTGGTCATGTCCTCACAGAGAGCGATTACGGCCTGAGACGCAGGAGCTGGTAATACTCCCCAGCCTTGGCGTAGGGAGTAGGTTTGGCGCAAATGCCTCCTTGGTTTATCCCACTGACGTCACCCTGGCAGCCTGCGCAGGGTGACGGGACGTCACAAGGCCGATAAAGGAAATCGCCAGCGCCAGGCCAATGGTTGTGCTGACTTCGGTACGGTGCTCCGGGGTGATCATCATGACTGCCAGCGCTGCGCAAATGAACGCAATCACCAGCCACGTCAGCCATGGAAACAGCCACATGCGAAAGGTCAGCTCAATGTTTTGCCGACGCAACATCCGGCGCATGCGCAGTTGCGACACCGCAATGGCCAGGTACACCAGCAAGGCAATCGCGCCGGAGCTGGCCAGCAGGAAGTTAAACAGCCCGGCGGGCATGAAGTAGCTCCACACGGTGATCGCCGCGCCCAGCACGGTGCTGGCGATGACTGCTGCACGCGGCACGCCCTCGGAGGAGGTCGCCTTCAGCGACTTCGGCGCATCGCCACGACGACCCAGCGAGTACAGCATGCGCGAAGCAATGTAGATCGAGGAGTTCATGCAGCTGGCCACGGCGATCAGCACCACCACGTCCACCATGAACTTGGCGTGGGGAATGTTCATGATTTCCAGTGCCCGCTGGTAGGAGCCTACCTGGGCGAGCAGCGGATCGTTCCAGGGCACCACGGAGATGACCACGAAAATCGACAACAGGTAGAACACGCCGATGCGCCAAATCACCGAACGCGTGGCCTTGGCAATGTTCTGCGAGGGATTGTCGGATTCGGCGGCGGCGATGGTGACCGCTTCAGTACCAATGAAGCTGAACATGATGGTGATGAAAGCGCCGACTACCGCCGACAGGCCGTTGGGGGCAAATCCGCCATGCTCGGCCATCAGGCCGCTCAAGCCGCTGACTTCCCGATCGGGAACCCAGCCCATCAGCACGGCAAAACCCACGCCGATGAAACCGATGATCGCCACCACCTTGGCCATGGCGAACCAGAATTCGAATTCGCCGTACTTGGAGACACTGAACAGATTGGTGATCACCAACGCAATGATCGACACCAGGGCGAACAGCCAGGCATCGATCTGGGGAAACCACTGGTTCAACACATGGCCGGCGGCCAGTGCTTCGATAGGGATCACCAGTACCCAGAACCACCAGTACAGCCAACCGATGGTGAAGCCTGCCCAACGACCTATTGCCTGGTCGGCATAGGTGGAGAACGAGCCTGTGTCCGGGTTGGCCACCGCCATTTCACCGAGCATACGCATGACCAGAACCACAAGCAGGCCTGAGAATAGGTAGGCCAGCAGGACGGCCGGGCCAGCAGCTGCAATGGCATGTCCTGAACCAACGAATAAACCGGCGCCGATAATCCCGGCGATTGACAGCATTGTTACGTGACGAGGCTTGAAGCCCTGTGCCAATTGGCCATTCGAATCCTTGGAGCTCGGGCTAATCATCGGGTTTTTTTTCTCTGCTGATCGACATTTAAGCGAAGTGATGGGGGCAACGGATCATCATCGTTTCCTGCTGCCGCTTCCTGAAAGTGGCACCCTTCAAACGCTGCCGTACTTATCAAACCCATCGTCGCGATGTGGTTATTTCCATGAAAAGAGGCGCCACCTTACCCGGCTTGTTCGATAATTCAGTTACCTGTCCACGCCGCCTCCTTGCCTGATATCGACACGTGCCAATTTAGCGTTCACAGCGAATACCAATCGGTCACGAATTGGCCAGGTGGAATCATTTTGTTTTTTTGAGGATTCTGCTAAAGCAGCAACGGATGGGGGTTGCCTGGAAGGTTTAAGCGGCCGAGAAGGTTTCGGGCCGAGGGCCGCGAGATCTCTCCGGGAAGAGCGGATTGGATGATTACTGCCTGTCGCGACCGGCTAAATCCATAGCCGTTTACTGTCGGTCAAGAAGGTCAGTTGGCGACCTTTTTCCTGTAGCGGCGCTTTCAGCTTGGTCGAGGGGTTACCAAAAGGTTATGTAACGGCTCTGAAAAGCAGCACCGATTCCCAAACCCCAGAAACGACAAAGCCCTGAATAATCAGGGCTCTATCGGTACAAATATGGCGGAGGCGATGGGATTCGAACTCATGGACCTGTTACAGTCGACGGTTTTCAAGACCGATATTTAGATTCAATCGGGCTGAGGCCTGTAGCGGTTTTCCGTTCCATTACTCCAAATTTTCCGCACCTCTACAGACCGCGAAATACAAGGGGGCCGCTTCGAGTTATGGAACGGTTTTTCAGGCTATTTTGAAGGTTTTGCGATGGCACCGATCCTGCGATAAACCCGCTCGGTGATGTCGCCCTTGGTATGCCCAAGCAGAAGGCTCGCATCGCCGACGTCTATGATTTCGGATGCGGCTTTTGGCCGGATATCCCGGAATTGAAACTCTACGATCCTTTCCGCCAGAAGCGTATCTCCAACCTCGATAGCCCTAAGTCGTGCTTTCTCCCTGGCAAGATCCCAACGCTTCCTCAGCATGGTTGCGGTCATCCGTTTGCCATGCTGGCTCACGATCAGGTAACTCGAAACATGCCGGGCATTGCGCTCGGTGATCTTCGCAATCAGCTGCCCAAGGGTGTTTGCCGTGCCGCCGGTGTTGATCTGAATACGGAGTTTCTTGTGCGTCTTGTTCTGCTGGACCAGCAGATATCCCCCCTCAACATCGTCCTTTCTCATCATCAATACATCTGCCGGCCGTTGCCCGGTCAGATAGGCCAGGTCCATCGCGTCTTTCAGCTCCTGAGCTGCCTTCTTGTACACAGCATCCCAAACCACGTCATTCGCGTAATAGTCCCGCGGTGTCTCCTTGTTTTTGCGTACACCCTGGCACGGGTTTTCCTTCGTCGTCAGGCCCCATTCCCGCGCAATGTTGAAGACGTGGGACAGGGTCGCGATCTCGCGATTCGCTCGAACCTTCGCCGACCGTGCGTCACGGTATCCAGCAATTGTTGCGGGCGTGATTGAGTCGATCGGGGCGCTATCGAACATCGGGCGTAGCTGCCTGATCTCCGCCATGTTGTCTTTCTGTGTCCGCGCTGCCTTTTTTGGGATGACGTCGCGAATGTAGCGGTCAAAGATTCCTTTCATGGTGCGCAGGTCGAGGGGCTTTTCCTTGGCTTCGAGTTCGGCCCATTTGATTCTGGCTTTATCTAAGTCCTTGCCCAAGGGGATGTCCTTACCCGCCAGATCGCGGTAGTAGTACGCCGTCCAAACTTGACCGTTTTTCCGCGTACGAGACCGCTGGTACATCCGAGGGGGGAGGTGGTGGTATTCGGTCTTGCGGGGGCGCATATCAGTTCACTCGCGAGAAGTCGGGCGTCCATGCCGGCGCCGCAGGGGGAGGGTTTGGATCGGCGATAGCCGGGGAGATCATGCCCAGCTTCATGCGGGCGTACATCCGGCCAACCAGAGGCCGCTTGCCGCGACTTTCAACGAACACCCACTGGCGATCAACCAGCCAGCGTCGTTGGTAGGCTCTTGCCTTGTAGCCTGTGAGTCCTGCCAGTTCTTCGTCGGAGAGGATTTCGGTTTCCATGATGATGCTCCATGCCGCGCGTGGCGGCAGAAGGTGGTGAAGGGGAACGGAGTTACTGCTGGAGTTCGCGAGCGGCTGCGTCGTATTCGAGGGGATCGCTGTTTGGGTAACGCTCAATGATTTCAATCAGGCGCTCGCGCTCAGGATCAATAGGCCGCACTACCGATACTGGCGCGGGCTGCTCGTCTGGGTGAGGGGTGTAGAGCAGCGCTGCCTTGTATGCCGCACCCAGCGCATCATCCAGATCACCGCCGCCCTGCTTGCAAGTGTTGAAGGCGAGGAGCTGCTTGGCGCGTACGTCGTAGCTGCGCTCGACCGGCATCAAGGCGACTTGTTCGGGCTGGTGCTGCGCGGTTAGTTCATCAATCCGCTGATCCGCTGCGTTCAGGCGTAGCTGAAGGGCATCACGCTCGGCGCGGAGCTGGTTGTTCTCCTCCTGGGCCTGGTCAACAACCTGCTGCGCTTCATGCACATCGATCCAGTTGCCGGTGAAGTCTTCCAGCTTCTGGACGCCGTTGCCCGACGGCTTCAGCAGGAACATGTAGCGAGGTAGGGTGTTCAGCTTGTCCCAGAACTCCTTGCCCGGGCGCAGAGCGATGACTGTGTTGGATTGGTTTTCTGTGGGCATGGGGATACCTCGCCGGTATATTGGGATTTTGATCTTTGTCAGGTGAGGGAAGACATGACTGATTCTGAAATGATGCGGGTTTACCATTTCTGCAACGAAAAGTACGGTCTGGAAAATATCAAAAAATCACGATTGAAAGTCGCAACTATAATGGATCTGAATGATCCATTTGAAATGTTGTGCTATTCATCAAAAGATAGCGAGATCCGCAGGATAATTCGGAAATTCAAATCAGACGTTGCGGGAAAATTTGGGCTACTTTGCTTTAGTAAGTCTTTTTTAAGTCCAGTGCAGTGGGCCCACTACAGCGATAAACATAAAGGCATTTGCCTAGCATTTGACGTCCCAGTTGCCCGTTTGAGGACGGTCGAATATCGATCTGGTCGGATAGAGTTTGATACGAATAAGTATGCCGAAATGTCAGCGCCGGATCGATCTAATTTTATGGAGCGGTTGTTTCATGTGAAACACTCTCAGTGGCGATATGAAAAAGAAGTTCGTCAGGTGTTTTTGTTGAGTAATACGGTGGAGGATGGTGATTATAAGTTTCGACCGTTTTCTGATATTGGGACACTTAGTCAAGTTATAGTGGGTTGTAACTCCACAGTTAAGAGATCAGACGTTGAAGAAGCACTCGGACCTGAGCGTAACGAAGTTACTCGTTTTAAGGTACGTACTGCATTTAAGTCGTACAGTATAGTTAGAAATCGGGATGCAAGCCTTTGGGGGTAGCCCCGCTGACATCGCGGGGGGTATTGATTATGCGGCTTCGTCTTGACGTTCAATACTGCGCCATGGGTCATTGGCCCTAGCCAGAGCTGCCATAGGCGGTGGGCTGACGCTGTTGCCGCACATGTGGACTTGCTGGGTCTTTGTGAATGGTTTGCCGTCGGCTCCATGGCCAATAATGTAGTCGGCGGGAAAGCCCTGGGCCTTGTACAGCTCGGCCGGTTGCAGCATCCGCAGGCAGATGTCGACGATCACGTAGGGCGTGCCCTTGATGGTGACGGTGACCAAGCCCAGTCGATCTTTGGTAGTGATCGTTGGCGCTGGTTCGTCGGCGCTACTCACGTTCTCGGTGCCGTAATAGCTGATCAGAAATGCCGCGACCCGCAGCGCGCCGGCTTCGACCTCTGGTGAAAGCTGAAACTCGACCAGTGAGCTTTTGCCGCCCCCGCCTGCCGTGATGGTGGGGGCGGGCTCATCCACGGACTGGCCAACGCTGGCGCCAAACTGGCGCTCCATGAAGGCGGTGACCAGTCCATGATGCGTACCGCCGGCGCTGATAGTGTGCAGCGGATCGGCGGCGTCGCGGGCATCACAGTTGCCGCGCAGGTGCACCAGGTTGGCGGTCACCAGTTGTTGCTGGCTGCCGGTATTGGTCACAGTGGTCATCGGGTCACCGATGCTTTTGGCGTCGGTGGTGTTGAAGCCACCATTCATCTGCGCCATGAACATCGTTGAGATCCCCATCGCAAGGGCGGCGCCGGCCGGGCGCTGGTAGTTGCTGCCGCTGGTGATGGTCGGCAGCGGTTCGTCGAGGGTCTTGCCTTCGTCCGCAAACCGGAACTTCACTAGATGTGCCGCGGCGACTGAGTGTCCGCCGCTGGCAGTCACCGTGCCGAGCGGGTCAGCGGCAGACTTGCTACCGTTGCCCCAGCGTTGGACGCCGCCGGGCTTCCCTTCGCCATGCGCGGCGGTGACCATCACTGGGCTGATGAGTGTCAGCTCGCCACGATTCGCGCAGGTAACCGTCGGCAGCGGGGCGTGCGGGTCGTTGATTCGGTCGCTGCCTTGGTGCGTCGCTGGCGCGATGATTGGGCTGGCCATGGCGAACGAGCCGCCGCGTGGCCAGGAGGTGACGGTGCGCAGCGGCTCATGCGCTGACTGCACGCTGTCCCCGGACCAATTTGCGATCGGCACGATGAACGGGTCAGCTGCATCGATAACGAATTTCTTCATGCCCTTGGCGATCCGGCGCAGGGTGGCCGATGCAAGCGGTTTTGGCCGGTCGAAGATGCTTTTGCTCGGGATCGTCCAGTCGATGCACTCGGCGGCGGTGCGCCACTTCTTCTGACCCTTTTGCGGATTCTTGGCGTGGGTCGGCGCTGGCCACACAATCGGCTCGCCGTCGCACCGGGCGATCATGAACAGGCGTTCGCGGCTGGTCGGTGCACCGTAGTCGCAGGCCTTCAGCACTTGCCATTCAACGACGTAACCCATGTGCTGCAGCTCGGCAACGAACACGGCCCAGGTCTGCCCTCGGCGCTTCGGGTCCGGAACCAGAAACTGCTTATGTACCGGAACTACCTCACCAGGTGCAGCAACACCGCCGCCCAACTTCACGACGCGGCCAGTGGCTTTGCAGCGTTTGGCGATCAGCGGCCCCCACTGAAGGATCTGTTTCACGTTCTCCAGGCTGATGACGCGGGGCTTCTTCTTGCCAGCCCACTTCAGGCCGATCCACGACAGGTTCCGAATCTCCCGCTTACGCGGCTGGCCACCGGCGGCTTGGCTGTGGTGCGTGCAGTCTGGCGACATGTGGAACCAGCCAACTGTCTTGCCGCCGCACTCGGTATCCGGATCACCGTCGAACACGTCGGTGGTGTAGTGCACGGCACCCGGGTGATTCACGGTGTGCATGCTGATCGCCTGAGGGCTGTGATTCTTCGCGACATTCACTGCGCGACCCAGGCCCATTTCCAACCCGGTACCGGCACCGCCGCCACCACAGAAGAAGTCGACCACGATTTCATCGTCCTGAGTGCTGAAGCCGAGTCCATATTGAGTTTTGAAATCGAAGGGGTGTTTCTTCTGTTGTCCGGACATGAGTTATCCTTGGGGCTAGCACCCGTGGTTCGGAAAGTGGGATTATTTATTAAGCTGAAAGGAAAAAAGGATGGATGCTGATATAGGGTTTGTGAGGCGCTGGGGGCGTCCTTTGAGCATCGGCTTATTTGGTTTGGCAGCTTTTGTTCTTGTTGTAGTTGGATTTTACGTAAGCATTTTTAATACTGGTCTTTCACACAAGTCAGATAGTTGGTCTGATGCCGGATCTTTTTTTGGTGGTCTGATTGGGCCAGGTATATCGCTAATTACGCTTATCGCTCTTCTTCGCACAATTGATCTTCAGCTTGAACAAAGCGCTCATTTCGTAGCCGATGGTGTGAGCGCGAGGCTTGCCGAGTACAAAACCACTCAGCTTCAAATGCTGGATCAACAAATACTTATGTTTGAAAGAATGCTAGATAGATATGATCTTGAGGGGGAGAGGATTTTTAATCTCCCCAGAGTCGAGGGCAGCACTCGGGTTGCTGACCTAAAACAAGCTGACAAAAACATTCAAGAAACTGATGAGCAAGTTGGAAGACTTATAAAGCTCTCTGTGGAGATTTCTCTTAGTGAGTTTCAATCTATTGAGCAGCTTAGAGTGAAAATCAAGAAGGAATTGGAGTCCATCAATCCTCATGTATACAAGATAAATTGAACCGTTGTTTCAGATATCGGTGTCCGTCTTCGCAAACTGCTCAAGCTGTCTCGACCACTTATCAGTAACAACGATTTCAGGTCGCGACATACTGGCGTAACGGGCGGACTCTTCGGCTGGCCTGGCGGCGAGGTTGATCAGGAAGGTTGACACCGTCTCCTGCCATTCCTCGAAGTCGTGGCGCTCGCCCAGAACCTTGAGAGCATCATCAAGTGCCTTCGACACAATCAGCGACCGCTTCTCGGCACCGATCCGCTCCAGCAGCGCTTTCTCCTTGGCGCGCTTGTCCCGCTGAATATCCGAGTTGCACTTGGCCATGGTCTGCCTCTTCAACTCCGTGGGCCGGTAGATCCAGCCATGTCTGTCGTCGGCGCTGTCGCACCTGGTTGTTGATTCGTCTCATGCAGCCCTCTGTTGACTCCAGACACCCGCGGCGTCAAACACCCGGGCGGCCTGTTCTTCAGTCAGCGATATCTCGGCGGGGATGGCGATCCAGCCTGACGCGACTCGATGATTCGGATTGCTCTCGGCGACCAGGGTTTTGTAGGTGTCCTCGATCACGTCTTCGAGGTGCGCGGCCAGATAGTTGCCTTGGGGAGCAACCTCTACTGATTTAGTGTAGCGGTGCCCTTGTTGATCGCGACACTGGACGCTGACATAGATCGTCCAGCGGTGGGCAATGTCGCAGACTGCTTCTGCCATGCGCTGCCCTGGCGGGATGCTCTTGCAGCTCTTTCTGTTGATCATCCCTTGGCGTCCGCTGGGGTCGATGTGGACCACCGCGATGTGATTGGCATTGAGCAGTGCCCGGCTCGTTCGCTCTAACCGGGTACGCATATTATTGGGCTTTCGCTTTTTCATAGCGTCACCGCAATCTGGCGATTGGCCTTTGCTTCGAACTGCATGGCAAGGTCGTGAGCGGCCTTGTAGGTACCACGGAAGGCGTGAGTCTTGTCGGTGGTGCGGTCTTTAATCTGATACATGCCGAAGCTTCCGCCGGCGATTTGGTAGCGCACCGGTTTGGCTGGGGCACGTCGATCAATACGACTGTAGAACCCGGAGCGGGCGGCCTTTGTTCGTTGCAGCAGCTCACCGACTTCATCGAAGCGCTCTTGAAATGATGGATGCATGGTTGATCCCTCGGAGTAGGTTAGGTGTATTCATCAGCACTCCGACCACCTGCTGGTGGCCATTGGGCAGGGAAGGGTGCTGATTGATAAATTGCAGGCGTAAAAAAGCCCGATCGGAACCGGGCCATTGTTTGCGTCACAGAGGCTTGCTTAAGTGATCGCAGGTGTTGCCATCGAGGGCCTCGACAAACCCGCCTGAATGCGCTGCGTGATTTCTTCTCGATGCACCTGGACATCCTTTGGTGCGCTAGTTCCGATACGTACCTGTTTGCCGCTAACACCCAGCACCGTGATCGTGATGTTGTTGCCTATGTTGATGCTTTCGCCTTCTTTGCGAGTCAAAATCAGCATTGTCCATTTCCTTGCGTGAGTGGGTTTCCCAATGCCGCCTTACAAGAAGCGGCATCAGTGAAACATCACTGCATTACGCGGATTTCATTACGAGGAAACCACGCACCGTCAACCAGAACCATGCAGCCAACAAAGGCGGCGTAGCGGGTCTCTCGGTCAGTCTGGAAGCCGTAGTAGGAGCAAGTGGCCCGAGAGGCTACGTTGCTCAGCAACATGCAGCCGACGATCAGTGCCAGCAGGATCAGCAGAACCTTTGTCGCGTGCTTCACGCCTCGATACCGTAGTCAGACAGGCGCAGACCGAAGTGCATGCCTATTTCCTTCAGCACCACCAACTCTGCTGGCTCGATCTGACCATCAGCCTGGGCAACGGCAAGAATGTTGACGAAAGCTTCCTCCGCGTCAGTTGGAACGTTTTTGATGTCGGCCAGTTCGCGCTTGATCGCCAATCGACCTACTTGGAAGTTGGCGTTCAACTGGCCTGTGAAGCGATTGATGGTTTCGGTGATTTCGCTGCCGAAGTGCGTCAAATTGGGGTTGGAGCGAATCAGCTCATCCAGCTTGGAAACCTCGCTGGCTTCAATCTCACCATCAGCCGCAGCGACCAATAGGCCGCCACCGACAATGGCCTGCATCAAGTCGCGGTTAACGACCTTCTTCATTTCGGCCTGGGCATTGCCGACTTGTTTGCCGAAGAGTTTTTTCATTCCGAACATGGTGATTCCTCTGAGTGGGGTGACATCCCGCTGCACCCTGTCGCCAAGGTGCAGCAGCGATTCTGTGCGTCCTATTGCCGCCGGAGGGGCGGGGCGCATTGCTTGCCGGGTCATTCACACGGTTCTGGCGTTTCGCCATCGATCAGCCGTCCAGGTTGATCCTGTCGTGGGCAGGCTTTCGGGCCTGTCTGCTCGCCGGTCGCCGGTAGAGGCAATGCGGTTTGTTGTTTGTTGCGCTGATTGTTAAAGAGTGGCGCGGCTTTCGCTGCTGAGCCGGTTATGTGTCGGCATGGGCAAAATATAGGTGTACACATAATCTGAGTCAATGGGTAAACCCATAAAATTTCTTGTGGGCGTAAAAAAGCCCGCAAATCGCGGGCTCCTTCTATAGGTCGGCGTATTTCTGCCAGCCAATCTTCACGCTGTCTTCTTCTAAGCGCTCGACAGTGATCCCGTCAGTCTCCTCGAGTTCTTGGATCACTCGTTCCCATGCTGCGGGGGATTCGTCGGCGCGTCTGGCAATCTTGATTGTCCGTACCTTTTGCACGTTTGGATCGGACACCAGGCGTTGAATACGACGGCCGACTTGTTCGTAGTTGTTAAGCGTGTGGGTAATGCCGGTAGCGCCATGATTCATTCCTGTCTTCCTTTGTTTTTCATTATGGATAGACAGTATTTAGTTCCAGATAAGGCAGCAATCCGGAAAGAGCACGTTTGTACTCTTTCGGGTTTAGCTCGAAAAAAAGCCCGCTGAGTGCGGGCTTGTTCATCACCTGAATAGCAGCGAGCGGCGTACTAGAGCTTTCCGGTCATACGCACTGCTACTCCAATGATGCGGCAGTTTTCATCACACTCGACCATTTTATAAGCTGGGTTCAGCGGCTTCAGATAACGAATGCCGCCATCTTCCACCAGCTTCTTGAATGTCGCCTCGTTGCTCGCGGGCAATTTGGCAATAACAAGCTTGCCAGGTTTCACATCAGCCTCGGTGTCTACCAGGATCATCATTCCTTCAGGAACGCTGACGCCTGCGGGGGCGGTCATAGAATCGCCTTTTACCTCAAGCCAAAAGGCAGGTCCTTTGGAGTCGTAGTCAGATACTTCATATCTGTCTGAAAAACCGTCGGGGTATGGCTGCACCGCTTCCTCCCAACACCCGGCTGAAACCCAGCTGATCACTGGATATCGATAAAGCATCTGAGGTTGAACCACGTCTTTTACGTTGGGCTGTTCGGTAGTGTCTGAAACCATCGGGCCAGACCCACTCTCAATCCAAATGGCGGAAACCCCACAAGCCTTCGCAATGGACGCGTTATAGGAGGAGCGTTGTGATCTCCCCCGTTCGAGATCAGAAATAGATGCCTGATCGATTCCCACGAGCTTTGCTAGCTCAGCTTGGGTAAACCCGGCGTGCCGTCGAGCGGCCTTGATTCGTTCTTTATATTCCATCTTTCGATTATTACTGGCGAACCCATATCGTTGCAAAGTGGTATGCCCATGATCTACGATATGGGTATTCACATAAGTGGGCGTAGTATGAAGACCATTTTCAAAGACCTTGTTGCCTTCTTCGGGACGCAGGAGGCCACAGCAGAAAAGCTCAAAGTCGATCAAAGCACAGTTTCTGGCTGGGTCCGGGGTAAGCACGGAATGTCTCCTGTTATTGCCAAACGGGCAGAAGCCTTGACCGACGGGAACTTCAAAAAAGAGGACCTTTGCCCTGCTTTTCCATGGGCCGAAATGGTGGCTTGAATCGACATTCGAATCGCTCCAGCCCCTTGAGAAATATTTTGATACCGGTAATGGCTTAACGCTACGCGAGACGAACTGAGGTTTTCGCAATGGAACATTTCGAAAGAACACTGCATCGGGAAGTAAAGGCTGATGGCGGCACCGCCCTGGCAAAACGTATGGGCGTGAATGAGACCAGGTTGCTTGACTGCGCCAATCCGAATCGTGAGGCGCATCGGATGAATCTAGAGATGTTCGGCCAAGTGCTCACCCATCTCTCTGTCGAGTCCCGGGCGATTGTTCTCAACGCACTACTCGATGAGTTCGGGTACTCGCTGGTGGCGAAGGAAGTTACTGAGGTGAGAACCCTTCCTGCCGCGCTGGCACTTGTTGGAAAGGAGTTCGCGGATCTGACGGTCGCTGTACATAACGCGTTGGTAGATGGCCGTGTAACACAGATCGAGAAAGCGGGGATCTGTAAAGAAATCGCGCATGTCCGGCGCGAGGTTGACGCCATTGAGGCAGCAGTGAAGGTCGCCTAAATCACAGGTACAAAAAAGCCGACGGAGAAGGTCGGCTGATTCGCAAAACTAGAGAGCGGCGATTATGCACAGCCACATTGTCTTGAGCAATACCTCCGATGTCGTGACACGTTTCAGTGAATCGCAAAGCGTGTCATGTCACACCATGTCTTCACGCGAGATCGCCGAGCTGACTGGCAGCACGCACGACAACGTCCTGAAAACAGTCCGGGGGCTCGTTACCAAGGGTGTCGTTTCGTCAAACGACACCCCCTACGTCCACCCACAAAACGGTCAGATCTATCGCGAGTTCTTGCTATCTCAACGTGACACCCTGGTGGTGGTCTCGGGCTACAGCGTCGAACTGCGCGCGAAAATTATTGATCGCTGGCAGGAACTCGAAGCCCAGTTCAGTCAATTTCAGATCCCGGCGACCTACGCCGAAGCGTTGCAGGCAGCCGCTGACCAAGCAAGAGACAACCAGTCGCTGCGATTGGTCATTTTCGATCAGGCACCAAAAGTTGCCGCGATCAAACGTCTGGCGGCGGCCGGTGGAGCAATCTGCATCACCGACACTGCCAAACAGTTACAGATCCAGCCTGCGAGGTTGTTCGCCTGGCTTGAGCAGCATCGTTGGATTTTCCGCCGCAAGGGCTCCAAACGCTGGGTTGCCTATCAGCCACGCATTACCGCCGGCTACATGACTCACAAAGTCACAGCCCTGAGGCCTGATCCGGAAACCGGCATCGAGCGAGCTGCATTCGACCCAATGGTCACTCCGAAAGGCCTTACCCGTCTTGCTGAGCTTTTGCAGGAGGCCAAGTAATGGCCGGCGATTGGATCAAATTCGAACTCACCACCTTGGACAAGCCTGAGGTCTGCCAGATTGCTGACTTAGCCGACATCGACCCGGATGCGGTAGTGGGCAAATTGATGCGTGTATGGGGTTGGTTCGACCAGCAGACGGAAAACGGTAACGCTCCGAGCGTTAGCAAAAAGTTACTCGATCGGTTAGTGGGCGTTATCGGTTTTTGCGAACACATGAAGACGGTGGCATGGATGCATGAAGTAGATGGCGTTATCAGCCTGCCGCATTTCGAGCGTCACAACGGGAAAACCGCCAAAAACCGGCTTCTCACAGCCAAAAGGGTAGCCAACCACAAAGCAGCTAACGCCAAAGGTAACGCTCCAAGCGTTAGCAATGCGTTACCTAAAGAAGATTTAGAGAAGAATAAAGATCAACACAACACTCTGGGCGCGAGTGATCGTTCGGCGGCAGTTGAGATGTCGCTTGAATGGGTACCTGATCAACAGCTCTTGCAGGCTTACGCGCTACGGATGGCCCTACCGTTGACCGCGTTCACCCCGGAGGCCACGGCTGCTTTCGTTTGCCATTACACCGCAAGTGGTCGTTTCGAGACGCAAGCAGCCTGGGTCAGTCTGCTCGTGAAGTGGATCAAGCGCGATGTTGCCAAAACGGCCAGTTCCAACATTCGGCAATTTCCCGTGAAGCAGGTCAACGGCCCGGATTTCGACGACACGACCTGGTCTGATGATCTGGGTGACTTGTGATGAGCCAAGCCAAACGTGTCCCCCAGAGCGCCAACCAGTTGCTGAGCAAGATGGGCAACCTGCCGCCCGTGACGTTGGAGCGACCGAAACAATTGCCGCCTGGTACCGCTGACGTCGTTAACGCGCTGTTCAAGGAATTGCAGGCGATCTTCCCCGCGTGGAAGCAAGCATGGCCCGATGATGAAGCCCTACGCGCTGCAAAACGCAGCTGGGTCAAGGCTTTCATCGCCGCCGGGATCAATACTCTCGAGCAAATTAGGTACGGCTTGCAGAACTGCCGACAGCACGGCGGCGATTTCGCGCCGAGCGTCGGCAAGTTTGTGAAGTGGTGTCAGCCAACGCCTGAAATGTTGGGCATTCCTTCGCACGATAAGGCCTTTCGTGAAGCGCTGGTCAATTTGGACCCGAGCCGAGCATTTTCCCGCGAGTGGTCGCACCCGGCGGTACGTCATGCCGCCCTTCAATGCGAGATGCATAACCTGAACAGCTTAGTGTCCGAGAAGGCCAGCAAGGTCTTTGATCGCGCCTATGACATCACCATCCGGATGTTGGTCAGCGGACAGCCGCTCGAAGACATCGCCATTGGCATCAGCCACGACTCGCAAAAGCCCGAAACGCAACTCGCGGAAGAATACGGCGAGGCGCGGTTGTTGATAACCATGTCGCGCCAGTCGATCCCGCTTGACGGCAAGGTCGCCCGCGTCCAGTTGCTGGCTCGTTTTGCCAGTGACCCGGGAAAACGCGAGCAGCAAAAAAACTCGCTTCCACGTACCCGCTTGAACTCCCTCCCTGATCCATTCAATCCCACAGGTGGCTTCTGATGAATGCAGCCAAGCAACAAAACATGCTCGCCGGGCAATCGTCACTGGCCCGCAAGGTGTTCCAGGTCGTGCCAATCCAGGAGCGTTGGAGTGCCCACGACATTTTCAATTCGTTGATGGTTTCCGAAGCCACGGGGGCCCAGTTCCCGGCTGTCCGTCGCGGCTTGGGTGAGTTGAAGGAGGCAGGTCTCATTCGCGAACCCGTTAACGGGCATTTCCAGCGTACCGCTATCACCATCAAATTCCCGAGAGAGCAGAGCATGTCAAAAGAAACCAAGCCGGCCGTCATTGCCATCAATAAAACCGAGGTCAGTGCTCTGGATACGTTGGCGGTGCTGTCTGGTGAGGTCATCAGCTTTGCCGAGGAGGTCGGACAGCGCATGAAAAAGGTGGCGGCACGTATCGAGGAGGTGGCGCTTTCCGTCGAGGCGGAGCGCGAGACCAACGCTGACGCACTCGAAAAATTCAAGCTGCTGCAATCTCTGCTGAAGGGGGGCTAATGGGCAAGCGCATGGCGATCGGGTTGGATATACCTGATCGCCGCCTGGCTGTGCCGAACCCGGCGAACTATCGGTTCGCCGTATTCTGCTGTTCGTTCAAGATGGATATGGGCAGCACACCCGACCACGCTTTGGCGCTGTTCGTTGACCAGGCAATGGCCGAGCGCTACGGCGCCTGGATGTGGCCGACCACGTTTCAGGTCGTTGACCTGGAAGATCCTCTTGGAGCCCGTAAATGATGGCCTTGGCGAAGACCCTGACGGTAAAGCTGTCGGATGCCGAGATCGAACGCAATGCCAAGAAGCTGCATGTCCGAGATCTACGAGATGCCAGTCACCCGGCATTGCACTTTCGCTTTGCAAAGAATCGATCCCGCGGCTCCTGGTACCTCCTCAGCAAACGCACCTGGCACCGCATCGGCGGCTTCCCTGATTTGAGCACCAAACAAGTGGTCACGGCATTGCCCTCGGTGCGTCTGCGGGTGGCCGCCAATGAAGGTTCGACGCTATCTAAGTGGGCCGCCACCGGCGAACTGTTGGAATGGTACGCCGAGCGTATGGCACGTGATCGCAGCCTTTCCAGCAAGCGCAAGAACACCACTGCCTCGGCCATCAGGCGTCATTTGATGCCACGCTTGGGTCATCTGCCGCTCAGCGATATCAACAAAGCCACACTCGACAGAGAGCTGGTCTGGCCGTTGCAGGAAAGCTACTCCACTGGCTATGTGCAGCTGGTGTTCAAGCTTCTCGTCCAGGCGCTGCAGCAAGCGTTCAAACTCGGTTGTATCGGCGCTAACCCTATGGCTGGGATCAAGTTCAGCGACTTCAGTAAGGCCAAGGTCGGGGCCAAGCCATGCCGATTGCGCGGCGTTCAGTTGCCGCAGCTACTGGAGCAATTGTTCCTCGTCATGTCGACTGCCCCTGCCGACGCCATGTTGGCGCTGATGATGCTCTGTCACGGCACGCGTATCGGTGAAACCCGGCAGACACGCTGGTCGCATATCAGTCTGACGGAGCGCGAGTGGTTTATCCCGGCCGAGCACACCAAAACCGGCGTCGAGCATCACCTGCCGCTGACGGACCAGGTGCGCGAGCTGCTGATTCGCTATCGCGACATTCAACAAACCAAGGGGTATGACGGCCAATTCCTGTTCCCGGCGCGCCATGGCAAGGCTCTCAGTGAAGGGCAGGCCAGTGCTGCATTCACCCGGTTGGGGCAAGGTGAGTGGACCAGCCACGACCTGCGCAAGTTGGCCCGCACCGGCTGGGCTGACCTCGGCATTGATCACCTGATCGGCGAACTACTGATCAACCACGCCATGGGCCACAACGTGAAGGTGTACATCCAGTCGAACGTCATGAGTCGCAAGCTCGATGCACTGGAGCAGTGGCACGCTCATCTAGACCAGAAGGGGTTTTCCCTGATTCACGGGTTGACCGGTGTTAGATCCGGAGATTCCGGTAAACCTCTGGAGGCCTTACAGAACAAGGCCTGCGATGCCTTTCAAGAAACAACCACAGGAGAGGATTTAAAACATGCAGAAAGGGCAGGGGCTTGGCTTTAAGAGGCAACGGATCGAGCTGGAGCCTTGCCCGACCTGCAAGGGCAAAGCAGTAGTGAAAGGGCTGTTTTATGAGTTGATTTGTACTGCTTGCAATGGCTCAGGTTGGGTTATTCGGGGCAGCAGGTTGGTGCTTTCTTCGGACGAGTTGGTGACTCAATTGAGCTTCAAATTGCAGCAGGCTCAGCGCGAAATTGAAGTGCTCCAGCAGGGGCCGTCGATTTCTGGCCCAGCCGAGTACTACCAACAGAACAACCGTCGCGGTGCCGGCGGAACAAATTACACAGGGGATTGAGCCATGGTTGTCCGGATGCTGATCAGCAAAGTGAAGAGGGCGGTAGCATGAAGATCAATTCCGCCCGCCAGGCATGGCATGACTGCAACTACAACCCCGCTCCCGGTCAGACCTCTGATGCTGCCGTGCTGGGTGTTGTGGTGCAGAAAACTGAGCGCGGACCTACGGCTGATCATGCGATCCATGCGACGTTAGCTGGCCAGGTTCAGTCTGCGATCGCCCGTCTTCACGACACGCTGCGTGCATTCGGCAACGCCATGTACGCAGCTGAACCTACCGATGATGATCGGGAAGAGGCAGAAGAGGCCGTGTTCAATCTGGCGTGCAGCCGGGCGGCGCGCATGACTGCCGACAAGAGGGAGCGCGCCGAGTACGTGGCCAAGGGGGTATTCCGTCGTTATCGCTACATGCATCAGGGCGGCCAGTCGGCCAATGATGACCCGTTGATCAAGCCTGAACTATTCAGGTCTTGGATGAATGCCGAGTATGGGATCAAGCTTCCATCCACGGCCTGGGGTCGAGATTGGGAGCCGTTTGTGCAGCTCTGCTTTGACGCTTGCTACGACATCGACGCGAAGGCTTTGGGCCCGATCGGGGGAGTGATTTACAAGATGAAAGAGGCTGCTTGACTTCCCGCACGGCTGGCGGCAATATTTCGCCACTGTTAGAGTTTTGCCTACGGCAACTTCCTCATAGATCAAAGAAAACCCCGCCTTCGAGCGGGGTTTTTTCGTTTTCGGCTGCCCGATTACAGATCCAGCAAATCACGATGAATTCCGAATGCTTGGGCAATCTTGTCGAGGGTGCCCTTGCGTGGTTTTGCTGCTTGCTCTTGTTGTGCGTATGCCGCCTGGGTAATGCCGATGCGCGAGGCCACTTCCGCCTGAGTAAGGTTCAGATGCTTGCGCCATGCGCCGACAGCGGTCAGGTCCTCTTTGACCATGTATCCAACCACCTCATTCGGAATCAAGTCCTCTTGCGGGTGGTTTGCAACATAGTCCGCGTAGGGGATGACGACAAAGGCGGGCGCTCCGTCTGGCCCGCTGATGATCTGAATGTTAGTAGGTGTGTTCATCGCGCTTTTTCACCTCTTCAATGTTTACGATCTTGACCCCTCCATCCCAGTCAAACATGACTCGGTAGTTTCCCACCCTGAGCCGGTACCCATACTGGTGTTTAACGAGGGCTTTGACGTTGGTGACGTTGGGCATATGAGCGAGCGCCTGTGCCGCGTCATAAATCTTGCCTTTGTCGTCTTTATTAATCTTGGAGAGCTGTTTTACGGCTTTCCGGGTCCAGTTGATTGTATTCATGCTGCCTCGCAATCCATGACGAAAATATAAGTCATTTAATAAGTATTGTCGAGGGATTTGTTGGGTAATGCTTATTGGATTTGTTTTCGAACTGGCCGCTGCGCAATGGTCAGAAGCCAATTTATCGCCCCACCACGGTGCGGTTTTTTTTTGATTTTCTTCCGAGCCTCGGGAGGCAACAGAGACCTCTGAATATGCCGGATAAACCCGATACCTGGGCCATTGCATTCATGTGGCTGAGTCAGCATTCGCAAACTATTTGGGCGGCATTTTTGTCGTTGTGTATGACCGTGTTGCGTGTGTTCTACACGGGCGGCACTTGGAAAGACGCGCTGATTGAAGGTCCCATGTGTGTCTTGCTATCCCTGAGCATTATCTGGGGCTTCGAGCTGATGGGATTGTCGCCGTCACTAGCCCAGCCGGTAGGCATTTGGGTGGGCTTCCTCGGGGTGAAGAAAGTCGCCCTTTGGGCTGATCGAATTGCTGAAAGCAGGTTTCCCAAATCGGATTGCTAAATGGTCAAAATCAAGATCACACCCGACATGCTGCCTGTCTCCGAGGCGCTGCTGGAGCTGGAGAAAAAGCACATTCCGCATGTGCTTGCTCTGACTGCGACCCGCTTGGCCCAACGGGTCAAGAAAGGCGAACTGGCCGTTATGGCACAGCGTCTGGATCGGCCAACCCGAACCACGATGAACAGCCTGTTCACTAAAATGGCCACCAAAAGCAAGCCGGCCGAGGTGTATTTCAAGGACTCTTGGACCTCGGGTATTCCCGCTGACACCTATCTTCAGCAGACCGTCCGGGGTGGCCCACGTCCGCATAAGCGCTTTGAAAAATCTCTAATCTCGAACGGCCTGATGAGGTCCGGTCAATACGCTATTCCCAGTCCGAATGTCCTCGATAGGCACGGCAACGTCTCGCGCGGCCTGATGAACAAAATCTTATCTGGTCTTGGAGCAGCAGAGAGCCGGCGCGGCTACAAAGCCAATGCCACCAGCAGCAAACGCAGTAAGGCCAAGGGCAATGCCCAGCGTTACTTCGCAGGGGCTGTCGATGGGACGGAGGGGGTATGGGAACGCAAAGAAACCGCGTTCGGCGATGCGGTCCGGCCGGTGTTTGTGTTCAGCCGCAGCGCGCCGGTGTACCGCACGATCTTCCCGTTCTTCAAGATCGCCAACAACATCTGCAAGGCCCACTACGGCGCTGAGTTCCGCGGTGCATTTGCCGATGCAATGGCCACTGCCAAACCCTGACAGATCGCAAGAAAGGCTGTTTCTGTGCCTGTATTGCTTGACTTGTTTGCCCCGCACGAATTTAACGGGTCCTCCCGAGGGGGTGGGGGCTAGGGGGTAATTCGGGCCCCGCTGCTTCGCTACATATGACCCATTTTTGAATCGAGGTTGTTGTTTAGTCCATGGCCAATCCGACCATCTCCCGCGAGCCTCATTGGCTGAACAAGTCGCGCATGGCTACCAGCCTCGGCATCACGACTCAGGCCTTTGATAAATGGGGCGTGCAGCCTGTTGCGAAGATCGGCCGCGATGTCTTCTACGACGTCCGGTCGGTACTGGATAACCGGCTCAAGCACCAGGTGACAAAAGACCAACCTGTCGACGACAACGGTGATCCGATCGATCCGCTCATTGAATACAAACAGGCGCAGCAAAAACTGCGACTGACAACTGAGCAGGCGGACGCTCAGGAAATGCGCAACAAGGTGAAGGCCAAGAAGCTGGTACCGGTTGATTTTTGCTTGTTCGCATTGTCTCGCCTGAGCGCAAAGCTCGGGTCAACCCTCGACACCGTGCACTTGAAGGTTAAGCGCAAGTGCCCCGACATCGAGGTGCGTCACCTTGAGGCGATCCAGCGCGAAGTCGCCGTGACGCGTAATGATGCGGTCGGCTTGGCTGATCTTTTGCCGGAGTTGCTTGATGAGTTTGTCGACACCTTGGATGAGGGCGCTGGTTGAGGGTGTCCGCAAGGGACTCGCCGGGCTCTACAAAGAGCCGCCGCGAACAGCGGTTGAATGGGCCGATGAGCATTTCTATCTGTCGTCCGAGTCGTCCTATCAGGAAGGCGATTGGACGACGGCACCGTTTCAGGTCGCGATTCTCAATGCGATGGGCAACGACCTGATCCGTGAAGTCAACGTGCTGAAATCGGCACGGGTTGGCTACACCAAAATGCTGGTGGCCAACATGGGCTACAAGGTCCAGCACAAGAAGCGCAACGTTATCGTCTGGTGCCCAACCGATGGCGATGCTGATGGCATGATGAAGCGGCACATCGAAACGATGATTCGTGACAGCCCCGTGGTACGCGCCTTGGCGCCTTGGTATGGGGTGAAACATCGCGACAACACGCTGGATGAAAAGCGCTTCGATAACGCCAAAATGCTGTGGTGCCTAGGTGGCACGGCGGCGAAAAACTACCGGGAGAAAAGCCCGGATGAAGTGATTTATGACGAGCTGTCGAAGTTCAACGCGGACATCGAGGGCGAGGGGGCCCCGACCATTCTTGGCGACAAGCGCCTGGAAGGTGCCACGTTCAAAAAGTCCATACGCGGATCGACCCCGACGACAGTGGTGGTCGCTGACGACAATGAGGAAACCTCGGGGGAGGGTTGCCAGATCACGCGGGCGGCCAACGATTCCCCGCACTTTCTGCGCTTCAACATCAAGTGTCCGTGCTGCGGTACCGAGCAATACCTAAAGTGGGGTGACCCTGCTACGCCGTTCGGTATCAAGTGGGCGGTGGATGAGCTGGGGCAGGTAACCAAGGCCTGGTACCTGTGCGAGTCCGGCCATGGCTGTACCTTCGAATACCACGAAATGGTCGCGGCATCGGTCAACGGCCGCTACATCTGCGAGCGGACCGGTATCTGGACGCGTGATGGCATGGACTGGTTCACTGATGTGGACACTTCAATGCCGTCGCCGCGTTCGGTGACTTTCCATATCTGGACGGTGTACTCGGAGTTTGTGACCTGGGCCGAAGTGGTCACGGAATGGCTCAAGATCAAGAAAGACCGGGGCAAGCTCAAAACCTTCGTCAACACCACGCTGGGCGAAGCTTGGGAAGAGGACCAAGGTGAGCAGTTGGAGTGGCAGCAGTTGCACGCGCGCCGGGAGATCTACCCGCAAGTGCCGGCCAAAGCGGTTGCCCTGTTCGGCGGCATTGATACCCAAGATGACCGCTATGAAGGCCGCGTCTGGGCGTTTGGTGCAGGTGAGGAAGCGTGGCTGGTCCATAAGTTCGTGCTGCAAGGTGACCCGGGAAGCATCGAGCTAAGGGCCAAGGTCGGCGTCGAGATCCACAAGACCTTCACCCGGGCGGATGGCACGGTGATGGGCGTCGAGCGTTGGTGTTGGGACCAAGGTGGTCACTACTGCGATGAAGTGCGTGAGGAATGCATCAAACACGGTACCCAATGGGTGATCCCTGTGTTCGGTGCATCGACCTACGGTAAGCCGATTGCGACCTGGCCGCGTAAGAAAACCAAGGTCAAAGGCGGACGTGTCTACCTGGTCGAAGTGGGGACCGACAATGCTAAAGAGCTGATTTATGGCCGCCTCAGGATGCAGCCGGACGGTTCAGGTGCGCCTGTGCCAGGCTGTATCCACCTGCCTGCCAACGAGATGATTTGCGGCGAAGACGAATTGCGGCAACTGACTGCCGAGCGCCGCAAGTGGGTGATCGTCAAACACCAACGCGTCCAGCGCTGGGACGCCGGCGGGCGACGAAACGAAGCGCTCGATTGCCTGGTGTACGCCTTGGCGGCGTTGCGCATAACGCAGCAGCGCTTTGGCATGAATCTCGACCTGCTCGCACAGCAGTTGCCGTCAGGCACCTGGGTTGTGCCGATGAGTCACGAGCAGGAAAACAAACGGGCCACCGTTGCCGCTCTGACACCCGCCACGGTGTCGGTGCCTGAGGTAGAGCCTGAAAAATCATCCGACCAGCCCGCCGAGTCGGGTGGCTGGCTTAATACAGGACAAGGCGCATGGCTATAACCGCTCAAGACATGGTGGATCGCTATCTGGAGGCCGAACTGGCCATCCTGCAGGGCAAGGAAATCCTCTTTAACGGTCGCAAGCTGATCATGGATGACCTGGAGGAGATCCGCGCTGGTCGGTTGGAATGGGAGCGCCGAGTGCGAGCACAACAGGCTGCGGCGGCAGGGCAGCCACTGTACGCCTTGGCGACATTCCGATGAATATGCTGGATCGCGTGCTGGCCCCGGTGTTCCCCGGGTTGGTAGCGGAGCGCCTGCGTGCCCGTAGCACGATCATGGCCTTTGAAGCGGCGCAGGCGACCCGCACCCACCAAGCCAAAAAACAATCGGCCAGCGCGGACCGCTCGCTGCAGCGTTCGGCGCGCTCTTTGCGAGAGCAGTGTCGCAAGTTGGACGAAGACCACGACATCGTCACCGGCTTGTTTGATCGCCTGGAAGAGCGAGTGGTGGGCGGCATGGGCATTGCGGTCGAGCCGTTTCCCTTGAGTTACGCCGGGGAAGTGCATTTGGAGTTTGCTGCGCAGATCAAGGCTCGCTGGGCCGAGTGGTCGTTGCGCCCGGAAACGTCCGGCGAGCTGTCCCGACCGCAGATGGAGCGGCAGGTGTGCCGAACTTGGCTGCGTGATGGCGAAGCCTTGGCGCAGAAGCTCAAGGGGCGTGTGCCCAGCTATGAGCATTTGAGCGTGGTGCCTTTCGCTTTGGAGTTGCTGGAGCCGGATTACCTGCCGTGGGAATACAACGATGAAGCCAAGGGCATTGTGCAGGGGATCGAGCGCAATCAGTGGCGGCGGGTCCGGGCCTATCACCTGGTCAAGCATCACCCCGGGCATGCCGCCGGTTTCCAGCTGACATTGACCACCAAGCGCGTCCCGGTCGAACAGATGATTCACATCGCGCACCGTAAGCGCATCGGTCAAAACCGCGGCCAACCCTTGCTGCATGCCGTGCTGATTCGCTTGGCGGACATCAAGGATTACGAGGAAAGCGAACGGGTTGCCGCACGTATCAGTGCGGCACTGGCCATGTACATCAAAAAAGGCACACCGGACGACTACACCACGCCATCGGCGGTGAATGGTCAGGCTGCCGCTGCTCGCAGCATTCCCATCGGTCCGGGCATGGTGTTCGACGGCCTGCTGCCCGGCGAGGACGTCGGCATGATCGAAAGCAATCGGCCCAACCCTTTTCTGGAAGGCTTCCGCAACGGTCAGCTCAAGGCCGTGGCCGCCGGTACCCGTGGCACCTACTCCAGTGTTGCCCGCAGTTACGACGGCACCTATTCCGCACAGCGTCAGGAGCTGGTCGAGGGGCAGGCAGGTTATGACCTGCTGCAGCACGAATTTATCGACTACTGGAGCCGTCCGGTCTATCGCGAATGGCTGCACATGGCGATTGCCAGCGGGGTGATCAAGGTGCCGGTCGACGTTGATCCGGACACGGTGTTTGGCGCGATCTACCAAGGGCCGGTGATGCCTTGGATCAACCCGATCCATGAGGCCAATGCCTGGAAAATTCTGGTCGAGGCCGGCTTTTCCGATGAATCGGAAGTGGCGCGGGCGCGGCAGCGCAATCCGCAGGAACTCAAGCGTTCCCGGGCTTCGGAAATCAAAACCAACCGGGAACAGGGACTGGTCTTCAGTTCGGACTTCTATCACGAGACCTATGGAAAAACGCAAAGCAATGAACAGCAAAATAAAACGAAGCCTGCCGATGATGAGGCCGAGGGCCTCGATAACCCCGACGAATAAGCCCGGTGAAAGCTGGTACTCGCTCCGTGCGGCGCAGCAGCGCGGGGTGGTCGAGGTGATGCTGTACGACGAGATCGGCGCGTGGGGCATTACCGCCAAACAGTTCGCCCGCGATTTGGCCGCCATCGGCGATGTGTCTCAGATCAACCTGCACATTCACTCGCCGGGCGGCGACGTGTTTGAAGGGACCACCATGTACAACCTGCTGCGCGGCCATTCGGCGCGGGTGGTGGTGTACATCGACGGTCTCGCCGCTTCGATGGCCAGCGTGATTGCCATGGCCGGGGATGAAATCAACATGCCGGCCAACGCCATGATGATGATTCACAAGCCATGGGGTGGTCAGGTAGGTGATGCCGACGCCATGCGCGAGTACGCCGATCTACTCGACAAGGTCGAGAGCACGCTGATTCAGGCGTATACGCGCAAGTCGGGCAAGGCGATCGAGGACATTCAGGCGCTGCTCAAGGCTGAAACCTGGATGGATGGCAACGAAGCGGTGGCGGCCGGTTTCGCTGACAACGTGCTTGACCCCTTCAAGGCGGCCGCTCAACTCACTTCAAAACGCATGCAGGAGTTCACCAACATGCCTACCTCGGCACAAAATCTGTTCAATCCACGCGCTTCCGCTCCAACCCCGGCACCGGCTCCAATCCCAGCTCCAGCCCCGACCCCAACGCCGGCTGTCGATCCGGCGCCGGTCGCGCTGACCCTGGATCAGATGCGCGCCCAGGTCATGGCAGCGGATGGTGCTCGCCGCACGGCAATCAATGCCGCGTTCTGTGGCTCGCTGGTCACCAGCCACACCGAACTGCTCAACACCTGCCTCAATGACCTGAGCTGCACGGCCGAGATGGCGCGTGAGAAACTGCTGGTCGCGCTGGGTTCTACCACCACCCCAACGGGTGGACCTCACCACCATGGCCACATCAGCAACGGCAACCTGGTCGGCGATTCGGTGCGCGCCTCGCTGGCCGGTCGTTTGGGTCAGGCGGAAAACCAGAAAGACAACGCCTATAACCACATGAGCCTGCGCGAACTGGCCCGTGCCTCGTTGCATGATCGCGGCATTCTGGTGGCCACTCTTGATCCGATGGCCATGGTCGGCTTGGCGTTCACCCATGATTCCAGCGACTTCGGCAACATCCTGGTGGACAGCGCCGCCAAGTCGGTCCTGCTCGGCTGGGACGAGGCGCCGGAAACCTATCACCTGTGGACCAAAAAGGGCCGCTTGAGTGACTTCAAGGTGGCGTCCCGGGTCGGCATGGGGGCGTTTCCGAGCCTGCGTGAAGTTCGCCCAGGGGCTGAATACAAGTACATCACCACCAGTGACCGTGGCGAAAAAATCCGCCTGGCCACATACGGTGAAATGTTCAGCATCACCCGGCAGGCGATCATCAACGACGACCTCGACCAGTTAAGCACGGTGCCTTACAACATGGGTCTGGCCGCGCGCGGCACCATCGGCGATCTGGTCTATGACACGCTGATCCATTCGCCGGTGATGAGCGACGGCAAAGCGCTGTTCGATGCCGAGCGCAACAACCTGTTCTCCGGTACCGGTGCCAATATGTCGATTGAGGCGCTGAGCAAGGCCAAGACCGCCATGGCCTTGCAGAAAACCGAGGTCGAGGGTGGCAAGGCCCGCACCCTGAACATTCGTCCGGCGTTTGTCCTGGTGCCGGTGGCGCTGGAAGACAAGACCAACCAACTGATCCGCTCGGCGTCGGTGCCTGGCGTCGACACTAATGCTGGCATCGACAACCCGATCCGCAATTTCGCCACGGTGATCGCCGAGCCACGCCTGGACGATGATTCGCCGGTCACCTGGTATGAGGCCGCCCGCCAAGGTGCTGACACCATCGAAGTTGCTTACCTGGACGGCGTTGAACAGCCCTACATGGAGCAGCAGCAGGGCTTCACCATTGATGGTGTGACGAGCAAGGTGCGGATCGATGCCGGGGTCGCGGCGCTGGATTATCGCGGTCTGAACAAGTCAGTCGGTGTCGTGCCACTTGCGAAAGCCAACCGTTAACGGTTGAAGAATCCCCTAAACACCCCGCCGCGAGCGGGGTTTGTTGTTTCTGTGCAGGAGAAATGCGCATGTCCAAAAATTATTCGGGTCCCGGCAGCACGCTGACTTTTGTGGCGCCAGACGGTGGCGCGACGGCGGGGGTGCCGTTGGTGCTGGTTGATACGGTGGTCATCCCGATCGCCAGTGGCGTGGCGGGTGATGTCCTGGTCGGCCATCTCGACGGTGTCTGGCGCCTGTCTGCCGATGCAGCGCTGCTGCAGGGGCAAAAGGTGGCTCTGCAAGCCGGCGTGCTGGTTGATCCGCTCACGGCCACTGGTGACACGGTGCCCTTCGGCAAGCTGATGAGTGCTCCGGTCGGCGGTATTGCCGAAGCGTTGTTGATTCAGTGACCACGCTGGGCCGCTTTCGTGACGTCACAGCCCGGATGGATGCAGTACTGGTCGATCGCCTCGGCGATCGCGCCATCAAGCCGGACGGCCTACCGTTGTCCGGTGCGTTCTTCTCGCCCTTTGTCGGTGCGGATGTCGGCGGTAAATCGAAAAGCGTGCGCCTGGGCAATGCCATCGTGACGGATAACGTTCTGGCGCCCACCTTCACCGCTCGCGTGGTGGAGGCGGTGGGCATCGAGAAAGACTCCTTTCTTACCATCGATCTACCGGCGGAGCAGGGCGGTGGTCGCTACAAGGTCAGCAAGCGCGAGCCGGACGGCGCCGGTATGGTCACTTTCATACTGAGTTTGAACAATGGATGAGCTGACGACCTTACACAATGCGATCGAGGCGACATTCCGCGCCGGCTTGCCGTCGGTGGTGAGCGTCGAGGCGTTTCCCGAGCTGAATGCTGAAGTCGGTCTGCCGGCGGTGTTGTTCGCCCTGACGGAAATCGGCGAAGCACCCGACAATGGCAGCGGCAAAACTTCCCTGAGCGGCCGCTTTCAGGTGTGCATCATGGTCGATTCCACCATCAGCAAAGCGGCCTTGCAGGCCGCCATTCTGGCCGCCGAGATCAGCAAGATTTTGCGTGGGCAGTATTGGGGGCTGGACTTTGTCGAAGAGGTGCAGGACGTACGTGCATTCCCGGACGACTCGATGCCGGAGCTGGCGCAATTTGTGGTGTGGATCGTTGAGTGGAAGCAGATATTCCAGATCGGTGAAACCGAATGGTTATGGCCAGTCGAGCCGCCGGGTTCTCTGTACCTGAACGTCGATGGATGCACCGGTACCGGCAATGAAGATCACTACTTTCAACCGGAGGATCTGGCATGGGATACGCCAGCGCCGAACACGACCGGATGATCGCCGCCATGCTGCTGCCCTGCGTGGTGGTCGGCGTCGATTTGATGGCCGGGCGGGTGCGGGTCAAGGCCGGGACCTGGGTCAGTGCCTGGGTGCGCTGGCATAGCCTGGCCGCCGGTAAGGCACGTCATTGGCGTGCGCCGAGTACGGGGGAGCAGGGCGTGCTGTTCAGCCCCAGCGGTGATCCGGCCATGGGCACCTTTATCCCGGGGTTGTATGGCAACGCCGGGACGCCACCGGACAACCGCGATCACGTCGAGGCCTGGCATTTCGACGATGGTGGCTCGCTGGTCTACGACTGGCAAGCCGGCAGCTACTGCATCGATTTGCCCGACGGCAGCCGCGCGACCATCACGGTCGGTGGCTCGCAGTTTGAAGTGACGCCGGAACAAGTGCGGGTGACGGCCAGCCAAATCACCCTGGCGGGTGAGGTGGCTATCGACGGATCGCTGAGCGTGTCCGGCGACATCACCGGCGCTGGCACGATCATGGATGCCGGGGGCAACAGCAGCAACCACTCGCATTGAGTTCACATTCACCTTCAGCCCGCCGCGTGCGGGTTTTTTCATGCCTGGAGAAAAACCATGACGAGTAAAACCAAGGAAGCTTCAGCTGCCAGTGAGGCGCCCGCGCCGGCCACGCTGAGCGTCTTTCGCGACACGCTGTACACCTCGCGGGTGCTGATCCTGCTGGATGCCGAGCGCACCCTGAAAGTCGAAAAGGGCCAGGTTGCGGTGGCCTCGGATGACACGGTGGCGATCGAGTATTTGCACGGTCGCAAGGATTTTGTCGCGGTCGAGGGCTGATCCCATGATCGGGATGATCGGACTGGACCGCCGCACTGGCCAGCTCATTTCCGGCCTCGATCACCTGCGCCAGTCCATCGAGGACATCTTGTCCACGCCCTTGGGCAGCCGGCGCATGCGGCCGGAGTACGGCAGCAAACTGCGGCGCTTTGTCGACCTGCCGGTCAATGACGGCTGGAAAAGTGCCGTGCAAGCGGAAGTGGCCAGCACGCTCGGGCGTTGGGAACCTCGCTTGAAACTAGGGCGGGTGCGCGCCGTGGCCATCCTCGACGGGCGTATCACCTTTGAGCTGACCGGGCAGTACCTGGGCAGTGACGTCACTTTGGAGGTGTCCGCATGACCATGGAACTGGCGGCCCTGCCGCCGCCGCAAGTGCTCGAAGACCTCGACTTTGAAGAGGTCTACCAGGAGAAGCTGGAAGCCTTCCGCCTGAGCATGGGCGATAACTGGAGCGCGGAGCTGGAAAGCGACCCGGTACTCAAGCTGATCGAGCAGGCCGCGTATGGCGCCTTACAGAACCGGGCGCGAGTCAACGACGCGGGCAAGGCTTTGCTGTTGGCCCATGCCGAGCGGGCCGACCTCGATCACCTGGCCGCCAACGTCAACCTGCAACGCCTGGTGATTCAGGCGGGAGATCCGAGCACTGTGCCGCCGACACCGCAGGTGCTCGAAGAGGACGATGCCCTGCGCGAGCGGGTGCAGCTGTCGTATGAGGGGTTGACCACGGCGGGGCCGCGTAACAGCTACATCTTGCATGCGCGCAACGCCTCGGGCCTGGTGGCCGATGCCACGGCGGAAAGTCCGTCACCGGCCGTGGTGGTGGTCACCGTGCTCAGCCTGGATGGCAGTGGCGCTGCCTCGCCGGAATTGCTCGAGCAGGTCCAACTGCACCTGAATGACGAAGACGTGCGGCCGGTGGCCGACCGACTCACGGTGCAGAGCGCCGTGGTCATCAATTACCAAATCGAAGCGGTGTTGTACCCGCAGGCACCGGGGCCGGAAAACGAAGCCTACCTGGCCGAAAGCCAGAAACGCCTGAGCGAGTGGATCAACCCGCGTCGCCGTCTCGGTCTGGAGGTGGCGCGCTCGGGGATCGATGCGCAATTGCACGTTCCCGGCATCGCCCGGGTTGAGTTGCTGGGTTGGACCGACATCAAACCGACCAAGGCCGAGGCGGCGTATTGCACCGGCTACAGCGTGACGCTGGGGGCCTGACATGAGCACTCAGTTACCGCTCAACAGCACGCCGCTGGAGCTGGCCGTGGAAGCGGCCAATTACGAGAACACGCTGATTCCGCTGCGCAGTTTGTACAACGCTGACACCTGCCCGGAACACCTGTTGCCGTATCTGGCGTCGGCCTGGTCGGTGGACCGCTGGAACAACAACTGGACCCAGGAGGCCAAACGCACGGCAATCCGTTCGGCGTACGACGTGCATGCGCGTAAAGGCACCATCGGCGCGCTGCGCCGGGTGGTCGAACCTTTGGGCTACCTGATCGACGTCGTGGAATGGTTCGACACCGTGCCGGAAGGTGAGCCGGGTACGTTCGCTCTGGAGGTCGGCCTGAATGACTCGGGCATCACCGAGGAGCTGTACGAGGAGCTGGCGTGGTTGATCGACGATGCCCGCCCGGTCAGCCGGCACATGACCAACCTGGCGCTCAGCCTGCAGACCGAGGGGGTGCTGGGCATTGCCGTGTGCGTGCAAGAAGGTGAAGAGATCGACGTGTACCCACCGGCCCCGCAAGACATCGACGTGACCGGCACTTTTGGCCCGGCGCTCTGCGTCGATGAAACCGATACTTTGGACGTTTATCCCTATGATTGATAAAACCAGTCAGTTTTTTGCCATTCTCACGGCGGTCGGTGAAGCCAAGCACGCCAATGCCATCGCCATGGGCCTGGACTGGATGTTCACCGAGATGGGCCTGGGCGATGCCAACGGCACCGACCCGATTCCTGATCGCCTGCAGACCCAGTTGATCAACGAATGGCGCCGGGCGCCGATCAACCAGATCCGGGTCGATCCGGCCAATCCCAACACGGTGATCACTGAGCAGATCATTCCGCCGGAAGTGGGTGGTGAGTGGATTCGCGAGATCGGCCTGTACGACGTCGACGGCGACCTGGTGGCAGTGGCCAACTGCGCGCCCAGCTATAAACCGTTGCTGGACCAAGGCAGTGGCAAGACCCAGGTCGTACGGATGAACTTCATCGTCAGCAGCTCGGCGAACATCGTGCTGAAGATTGACCCGGCGGTGGTGCTGGCCACGCGTGAATATGTCGACCTGGCTATCAGTGAGGCGCTGGCCAAGCTGGATCACAAACAGTCAGCGCGGGTGGCGGCCACGATTCCCATCACCCTGAGCAATGTGCAGACCATCGATGACGTGGCCGTGGTCGTTGGTGACCGGGTGCTGGTGACCGCCCAGGCAGAAGCCCAGAACAACGGCCTGTATGTTGTCAGCGCCGAAGGCTGGGCGCGGGCCGCCGATGCCGACAACAGCCTGGAAGTGACCCCAGGGTTGTTCATCCACGTCGAGCAGGGCACGACCAATGGCGACAGCCTCTGGCAGTTGGTCACCGACGCGCCGATCACCCTCGGCACCACCGGTTTGCAGTTTGAAATGATCGCGGGCGGCAGTGGGATCGGTGTGGGCACGTTTCGCAGTGTCACCGTCGATGCCCTCGGACGTGTGGTCGCCGGTACCAACCCGACTACCCTGGCCGGCTACGGCATCACCGATGCCCTGGCCGTCAGCGAAAACCTGGGCGATGTTGCGGATGTGGTCGAGGCTCGCAATAACCTCGGGCTGGGCACCGCCGCGACCGCTGCTGTGCAGCTCCATCTGCACGATGGAACGCCTGATGCGCTGATGAAGGTCGGAGCGTTCGGCTGGGGCGGGGCCGCCTATGCAGTCAGTGATGTGGACATCGGTGGCCTGAACGCGGTGACGGCCCTCTATTTCGTCAGCAATGGCGCGGGAGGGCCAGGTGGCGCGCCCTTTGAGGGTTGGGTTCGCGTCTCGGCGATTACACCAGGTCAATACGCCTTTCAGGAGATTTATGGGAATGCCGACCACACCCTAAACCGCCGGGCCTTGACTGCCGGTGTTTGGGGCGAATGGGAAAGCACTTGGGACACTACCAATCTGGTTAAACAAACCTCTCCCCAAGATGACACCCCAGGTCATGTATTGCTCACGGGGGCGTATGGCTGGGGGCAGGGGGGGATTGTCCTTCCCGACGGCACTGATCTAAACACAATCACCACTGTGGGCATTTACCGGGTGAACACCAGCCTGAACATGCCTGCCGGCGGTCAATTCTCCCCCATGCTGGTTGCAGTCAGTCAAGACACCCTCTGGCAACAAATCACCAGCTATAACTCCGGTACAACCTATACCCGAGGCGCAGTTCAGACCCCAGAGGGATATGAATTCAGTGAGTGGGTAACGGGTTGGAACACTAGCAACTTTGACCCTGCTGCGTACCAGGCGGCACTGGGTTTCACTCCCGTGCAGCAAGGCGGTGGTGCGGGTCAGGAGTCGAATAAGGTCTACATTGGTTATCGACCCGCCTCGAGCGACGTGGGGTTACAGGTTGATGCAACCGACTTCGGGAAGATCTGGACCGAAAGCAATTTTGATCCTGCTTCCATATTTGCCGTCCCTGTCGGCGTGCCGTTTCCATGGCCGACCACTACGCCACCCGAGAAATGCGTTTTGATGGGGGGGCAGCCGTTCAATGTCGAGTGGTACCCGGCATTGGCCGCCGTGTATCCCAGCGGCTTCCTGCCAGACATGCGCGCCGAGTCGATTCGTGGTCTGGATGGCGGGCGTGGAATCGACCCCGACTCTGGGCGCGCCGTGTTGAGCCTTCAACTCGACACGCTACAAAACATGACGGGTGAACTCAGGCTACAGGACGATGATTCGATGTTGCTGGTGAATACCGCGACCGGCGTATTTACGGCTACGGGCTACATGACGAGTGATATACCCGCTGCACCTCGAGTCAGTACAACGGGCAACATGTCTGTAACTTTCAATCCTTCAGCCGTCGCCCGTGTGAGTACGGAAACCCGCATGCGCAACGTGGCTTACAACTACATCTGCAGGATGTATTGATGACTACTTTAGTGAACGGTTTTTTTGATGAGAGTCGGTGGATCGAGGTTTACACGTTCAGCGAAACCACTGGTGAATACCTCGGCCAAAACGAAACGTATGTCAGCTGTGGTTGCGGCCTCCCGGCGGGCGCCACGTTAGAGGAACCGCCCCAAGCCGGGGATGGTGAGGTGGTCGTCTGGAGGGACGAGGCGTGGGTGGTGGTGCCCGACAACCGTGGCGTGGTTTACCGCACCACTGACGGTGCCGAGGTGACGCATTCAATGCCGGGGGAGTTACCGGCTGAGCTCACGGATTTGCCCCGACCGAGTGCGGCTTATATCTGGGATGGTCTCGTTTGGGTGCTCGATGCCGCACGCGACCTGGCGCTTCAGAACCGCCGAGAGCAGTCGTGGATCGAAAACGAACTGCATTGGGCGGGCAGAGAGATCGACAAGCATCTGGATGCTGACCCGGCCGCGTTCAATACTGAGCTCGCCTGGCGCACCTACCGCAATGAACTGCGGGCCTGGCCAACTTCGCCAGACTTTCCAAGCAGTGATAAACGACCGTTAAAGCCGGACGGACTGACCCGCATCGCGTCCTGACGCCCCGCATTGCCGGGGCGTTTTCTTTTCCTTTATTGCACTTCACCGCACATCCCCACGGCCTCGCTGATGCGGGGCTTTTTCGTTTCTGGAGCATCACTCTATGAGTTTCTTTCACGGCGTCACCGTGACCCTGGTGGACACCGGCGCCCGGCATATCGCCACCCCGTCCGCGTCGATCATCGGCCTGTGCAACACCTTCACCGTTGGGCCGCCGGCGACCGCGGCGGCCAACGAACTGCTGCTGATCACCCGCGAAAGCGAAGCGGTGGCGGCCTGGGGCCCGGACGCCGCGATCACCCAGGACTGCAAGGCCATTTTCAAGCGGTCCAAGGCGGTTATTGTCGCCGTCGGTGTGCCGCTGTTGGAGGATCCGGCTGAGCAGCTGTCAGCGATCATCGGCGGGGTTTGGGCCGACGGCAGCCGTACCGGCATGCAGGCGTTGCTCAACGGTAAAAGCAAGTTCAACGCCCAGCCACGGCTGTTGGTGACGCCGGGGTACTCGGCGACGCTGGCGGTCGCCACCGAGCTGGTCGCGCTGGGCGACAAGATGCGGGCGATGGCCATCCTCGACGGGCCGAACACCACCGACGAAGCCGCGATCGCCTATGCCGAAAATTTCGGCAGCAAACACGCCTACATGGTCGACCCGGGCGTGCAGTTCTGGGACACCGGAACCAGCGCTACCGTCAACGCACCAGCCTCGGCCTGGACCGCTGGCCTGTTTGCCTGGACCGATGCCACCTACGGTTTCTGGGCCTCGCCGTCGAACAAGGAGTTTGTCGGCATCACCGGCACCACGCGCCCGATCGAGTTTCTCGACGGCGATGCGTCCTGCCGGGCCAACGTGCTGAACAACGCCAACATCACCACCATCATCCGTGATGACGGTTATCGGTTGTGGGGCAACCGCACACTGTCCAGTGACCCGAAATGGAAGTTCGTCACCCGTGTGCGCACGCTGGATATCGTCATGGACGCCATCCTCTACGCGCACAAGTGGGCCGTCGACCGCTCGATCACCGCGACCTACGTCAAGGACGTGACCGAAGGCCTGCAGGCGTTCATGCGCGACCTGAAGAATCAGGGCGCGATCATCAACTTTGAGGTCTATGCCGACGAAGAGCTGAACACCTCCAGCGAACTCAGCGACGGCAAGGTGTACTGGAACATCCGGTTCACCGATGTGCCGCCGGCCGAAAACCCGAACTTCCGCGTGGAGGTGACCGATCAGTGGATCACTGAAGTGCTGGACACCGCTGCCTAAGGAGGCCGTTTTATGATTCCGGAAGTGCTCTACAACACCAACCTGTTCGTCGACGGTATCAGCCTGCAAGGCGATGTCCCGAGCCTGACCCTGCCCAAGTTGACCCTCAAGACTGACGAATACCGCGCGGGCGGCATGGACGCGGCGGTCGAACTCGACATGGGTATGGAGAAACTGGAAGCCAGCTTCCTCACCAATGGTGTGCGCCGCGAGGTGCTGAAGTTCTTCGGCCAGTCCGATTTGACCGGGTTCAACGCCTCATTCCGCGGTGCCTTTAAGGGCCAGAAAGGTGTGGTCAAGTCGGTGGTCGCCACCCTGCGTGGCAGCCTCAAGGAAGTCGATCCGGGGGACTGGAAACCGGGTGAAAAAGGCGAGTTCAAGTACGCCGTCGCCGTGACTTATTACAAGCTGGAGATCGACGGCAGCGTGATGTTTGAAATCGATCCCCTCAACTCGATCCGCGTCATCGATGGCGTCGACCAACTGGCCGCCGTGCGGTCCGCCCTAGGCATGTAAGGAGCACCATCATGAGCAACGCAAAAGACAATGTTCTGCCCAAGTGGCTACAACTGGGCGATGGCATCGCCACCGTCATCTTATCCAAACCGAGCGAGGCCAATGGCATCAAGGTCGACAAGCTGACCCTGCGCGAGCCGACGGTGCGCGAGATGCGCGCCGCGACCCTGCAGGGCGGAAGCAACGAAGAAGAACAGGAAATGGTCTTGTTCTGCAGCCTGGCAAGTATCGGCCGCGCGGATTTGGAGGGGCTGCTGATGCGTGATTACCGTCGTCTGCAGACCGCCTATTTTCGTCTGGGAGCAGACGACGGGGTTTAACCCCCGCCTGCAAAAGGCCCTGGCTAAACGCTTGGCCGTCGAGCTGAATTTTTCGGCGGCCGAGATCCAGGGTCTGTCGTTTTCCGAGATGGTCTGGTGGCTCACGGACTGAGCCTAATTCCCGCTCCCACAGGTAATCCCCATGTCGAACAAACTCTCGCTTGGGCTGGTGATTGGCGGCGCCGTCGATTCATCCCTCGGCGCCGCCTTCAAGAACGTCAGCGGCGAAATGAAAAAGCTCGAGGCGCAAACCACGCGCGCCAAGGGTTTGCAGAAAGTCATCGGCGAGACCATACGCCTGCGTGATGAATGGAAAAAAGCCCACGACAGCGGCGCGGCCAATGCCGGCGCGCTGCTCAAAAAACTGGAGGCCAATAACACCAGTCTGCGCAAGCAGGGGATTGAAGTCGGCCGACTGCGTCAGGAGTACTTGGCGCTGGGCAAGGTGGTGCGCAGCGCCGAGTTCAAGGCCAAAGGGATGGGTCAGGTCGAGGAGGGGCGGGAAAGTTTACGTAGCGGTTTTGGCACGGCGGTGGCCGGCACCACCCTGGCTGCGGTGCCGACCAAAGTCAGTGCGGATTTTCAGGCGATCATTCGTGACATCGCGATCAAGTCCGGTACCGCCAATACTCAACAGGAAGTAAATACCGCCCGCGACATTGTGCAGACTTCGAAAGACACCGGCATGGCCAACACCCAGGTGGCCGAGCTGGTGAACCAACTGGTCGGTGGCGGCATGGATCTGACCGAAGCGCTGAAGTACGCCCCGGTGGCGGCCAAGTTTGCGGTCGGGCAGGGCGCGTCGGGCGCCGACACGGCAAAGATGATTCTGGCGATGCAGAACAACGCCAAGATCACCGACCCGAAAAAAATGGAACAGGCCTTGGCATCGGTCGCGTTGCTGGGCCAACAAGGCAGCTTCGAAGCGGCCGACATGGCCAAGTGGTTTCCGGAACTACTGGCGCAGATGGCCGGCAGCGGCATCACCGGTCAGGATGCGGTGACCCAGTTGGGCGCCATGCTGCAGGTGCAGATCAAGAGCGCCGGCAGTGCCGATGAGGCGGCGAACAACCTGAAAAACTGGATCGCGAAAATCGGTTCAGGGGAAACAGTCAAAGGTTATGCCGATGCCGGGATCGACTATCAGGGCTCGATGAACGCCGCCATTGGCAAGGGCCTGTCGACCTTTGAAGCCAGTTTTGAACTGGCGCGCCGGTACGTGGAAAAGACCGACCCGAAGAAGGCCAAACAGCTGGGTCAGGGCCTGACCCAGATCAACCAGGAGACCGACCCGGCCAAGGCGCAAGCGATGGCCGATGCCCTGGCCGCGACCCTGCGCACCGGCGACGTGTTTGCCGACATGCAGGTCAAGACCGCGCTGATGGCCTACACCCAGAACAAAAAGCTGTATGCGGACCTGAAAAGGGATGCCGCGGACCCCAATGGCCAGCGCAAGGACATACTCGACAAAAACCTGAGCGAGCGGCGCGAAGCCTCGTCACAACGCTGGGCCGAAACCGGCCAGGCGTTCAACGATTCGCTGCGGGCTATCGGGGATGCCCTGCGTCCGGCGACGGATGCGCTGGCCACCGGGATTGGCGCGGCAGCCCGTGGCTTGACCGCCTTGTCTGAGGAGACGCCCAAGGCGGTGCTGGGCCTGGCGGCACTCACTGCAGGTGCGTTGGTATTGGGCAAAGCCTGGGCCGCGCTGAAAATCGGTCGGGGGCTGGCCAACATCGCGCGCGGTTCGGCCGCCGACCGATCCAACATCGTGCAGCAGGTGTTCGTGACCAACGCAAAGGACGGTGACGACGACGGGCTGGATCGCGATCCAGGTCGAAAGGGAAAAGGTTCTGCCAATCGACTTTCCCGTGGCGTGAAAGCGGGCGGGGCGCTGGCGATGGCTGCTGCCGGCTACCAGGTGGTGGACACTTACCTGAACGCCACCACCCGCGATGAAAAGGCTGAAGGTTACGGCGGGGCGGCGGGTAGCTTGGCCGGTGGCCTGGCGGGCGCAGCGGCCGGCGCGGCCATCGGTTCGATCATCCCACTGATCGGAACCGCGATTGGCGGAGTGATCGGTGGCATGGTCGGCGCGTGGGGCGGCGGTGACGTGGGCGCGACCATGGGCAAGGCCTTGTTTGGCGGGCCGGACACGCCAGCCAAAGCACCGATCGGCATCTTGCCCATGGCCGCCGGCCAAGGGGTGGGCGCGGTCGTGCGTGCGATGGAAAACGCCCCCGCCGCGCCGACCACGGCGGCGGCATTGATGTCGAGCACGGCGGCAAAAACACCCGAATGGCCGAAGGTCGATCAGCAATTCACCTTCGCCCCGGCCCCGGTTTTTCAGGTGCATGGCGATGTGAAAGACCCGGCGCAGTTCGTTCAGGAAATGATGCCGTACCTGCGGCGCCAGTTTGACGACTTCGCCCGGGAGGCGCGTGACCGCCAGTTGTTTGATGCGCCCCATGTGGGCTAAGGAAGTGTTATGGCGGATGAAAAAACCTACCTGGAGCACCTGCAGGGTGGCCTGAAGTACATGGTCGACGCCGGCGAAGCCGGCCGCACGGACATCGAGTCAATGACCGGACCCATGAATGGCGCGCTCAATGAAATCAGCGGGGCGGCCGATGCGCTGGAAGGCTTGCCCTTTCTCAGCGAGGACCTGAGCGACAAGACCCGCCGCCTGCAAAGTGCAATCAATTCGGCGCAAGTCAAGATCGGCAAGGTGGCCAGCTACTACAACCAGACCCAGCGCGCACTGGCCCAGTTTGATGAGCATTTTTCCGCGTTGACTGAGCAGATTGGCCGCTTTGGCGCGGCGTTCAACAAGGTCGCCGGCAAGGCCAATGCCGCGTTGGGCAACATCTTTCCCACGGAATGGTTTGCCGGCGACATGTCGCCGATTCCCGACGCGGTGAAGCCATTCCCGCACCTGCTGATCCTCTACCCGCTGAAAGCCAATGAGCGTCCGTACTACTTCAACCTGGACACCGCGGCGTTTGACGAACTGCGCCGGCAGACGGCGTTTCGCTGGGCCGCGCAGGAACGCCTGACCCGGCTCCCGGCACAGCAGGCGGTGGGCCTGGGTGAGGAGAAAATCACCATCAAGGGCGCGATCTACCCGAGCTTCAAAGGTGGGCTGAAGCAGCTGGATAGGCTGCGCAGCATCGGTGCCAAGTTGCTGCCGCTGAACCTCACCACCGGTTACGGCGAAGTGCTGGGCAACTGGTGTCTGACCAATATCGACGAGGAACAAAGCGCGTTACTGCCTGGGGCAATCCCGCGCAAGCAGGGCTTTTCATTGGAGTTTGTCCGTTATGGCGATGACCTGCAGAACAGCTGATGGGGATCTGCTCGATACCCTGTGCCACCACTATTACGGTCATCTGAACCGCAGCGTCGAGGCGGTGCTGGCCGCCAATCAGGGCCTGGCCGATGAGCCGCAACCATTCCGGGCCGGCGTGCTGATCACGCTGCCGGACCTGGTGGTCGAGACTGACAGTGTCATTTCGTTGTGGGATTGATCCCGTTACCCAACCCGCCGCGTGCGGGCTTTTTCTTGTCTGAGGTGCCGACATGCAACCACTTTTCCGCATCGTCGCCGACGGTGCCGACATCACCACCTTGATCAATGATCGGCTGGTGTCACTGCAGCTCTCCGATCGGCCCGGTATGGCCTCGGATTCGTTTGAGCTGCGCATTGATGACCGTGACGGCGCGGTGTCGCTGCCCGTGCGTGGCGCGAGCATCGAGGTCTACCTGGGTTATGCCGGCGCCGACCTGACGCGCATGGGCCGCTACACCGTGGACGAGGTGGCGGTTTCCGGCCCGCCGGACACGCTGGTGATCAGCGGCAAGGCCAGCGACATGCGCGGCAGCGGCAAGACCACGCGCAGCGGCAGTTGGGAGGACGTCAGCCTGGCGCAGATTGTCGGTGACGTGGCCGCGCGCAATGGCTGGCAGCCGTCGTGCCCGGTCGACACCCGCGTGCCGCGTATGGACCAACTGAATGAATCCGACTTCAATTTCATCACCCGGGTGGCCAAAAAACACGACTGCACCGCCAAGGTGGCCGACGGCAAGCTGCTGGTCCTGCCGCGCCAGGGCGGGCAGAGCGCGAGCGGCAAGGCCTTGACTGTGATCACCCTGCAGCGCAGTGACGTGACCCGCTGGCAGTTTCGCTTGAGCGACCGCAGCGCCCATCAAGGGGTCAGCACCCAGTATCAGGATCCGGGCAGCGGTGAATTGTTGGTCTCGCACCTGGACAATCCCAACGTGCCCGAAGGCATGCCACCGGTGCACACCGATCGCCATATCTACCCGGACCGCACGGCAGCCGATGAGGCCGCCAAGGCACGTCTGGCCGCCTTCAACCGATCCACCGCCTCCGTGCGCCTCGACTTGCCGGGCCGGACCGACCTGTTTGCCGAAAGCATGATCGAGGCGCTGGGCTTCAAGCGTGGGCTCGATGGTGAGTACCTGGTGGAGTCGGTCGATCACACCTTCACCCCTTCCGGGTGGACGGTGTCGGTCGAGTGCAATGGTGGCAAGGAGGGTAAGGCCAAGGCCTCCGGCAAGCCGCAGAAAGTCGTGCTTGAAGTGCTGGATTGATTGCCCGGGCGTGTGAGTCGCCCCGAGTCAAAGAGGGTTTAACACCGAATTAAAAGGAGCGGCCAGTCTGGATGCGTCAACATCCAGGCTGGCCACCGTCCCCGCAGATTGTCCCTGCAAGTCCCGCCATGGCTCCTGCTCTGTGCACAAAGCAGAGAGAGCCTAGCACCTGTTTATTTATACAGTAAAGGTCTTGCTATCCATGTCTACCCCTATCATTCCTTGGATGGGCGGCAAACGCCGCCTGGCCGACCGTCTCATCCCACTCTTCCCGCCCCACGAGTGCTACGTCGAAGTCTTTGCCGGCGGTGCTGCGTTGTACTTCATGCGGCCCCAGGCGGCACCCGTGGAAGTGCTCAACGACATCAACGGCGACCTGGTCACGTTGTACCGCGTGGTACAAAACCACCTCGAAGAGTTCGTGCGCCAGTTCAAGTGGGCGCTCAGTTCGCGTCAGGTGTTCGAGTGGCAGAAAATGACCCGCGTCGAAACCCTTACCGACATCCAGCGTGCCGCTCGATTTTTTTACCTGCAGCACCATGCCTTCGCCGGCAAGGTCTCCGGGCAGACCTTCGGTACCGCTACCACCACCCCGGCC